CAGTAAGTAATTCATGAACAGAGCTAACTCCTACTTCACCAAAGAACCTCTCTACCTTAGATGTTACTTTAGGGAAGTTAGTTGTTAATGAATGTGCAAATCCAGAATTAGAAGCTACATTAAAGAACCATATTGCATCTCCAGTGGTAGGAATACCAGTGGTAGACAGTCCAATGTAATCTGGTTCAAAGTTAACGGCATATACATCACCATAGTTAAGAAGAGGTTGTGTGCCAAGACCAGACGTTGCACCAGCAGCTACTTTAGCCCAAACAAGAGATGTTCCACCAACGCCAATATTGTAGGTTAGCTTTTGACCAGTAAAGAATTTATGATCTTTGATGAAGATTCTTTGTTGTGGTACAAACCTATTTTCAACTGTTTGTACTGTGCTTAAACCTGTTAGAGGAATTGTGTAGTGTGTGCCTGTAGAACCAACACCAACTGTTTGTTGTGGATTAAAATATGTGGTTCCGTTTTCAAAAGTAAATCTAGTAACAGTTGACTGACCAACAGGGAAAGAGAACTTAGTTGGTTTTAGAATAACATTGTTTATTCCAGCTACATGAGTAAATGCAGCTCCAACGAAGTCTTCCCTATTTACAAATAGTCTATTGAACTGAGAATCGACAGCTGTAATGGTTAATGACTCTGTACCGATTCCAATAATGTCACCAGAAGAGAATCCTTCAACATCAGTTACAAATATTGATGTACTAACACCTGTGATCGCTTTAGTGTTTAAAAATTGTGAAAGTCCTACTGATCTGTTAATAACACTGACTTTTTTAGGACCATTGAACTCAGTAAAGTCGGATGTACTAATACCACTCAGTATTAATGTTTCTCCGTCAGTAACTCCATGTGGAACGCTAGTTATACCTGTAATCTTGTTTTTGTCTTTTACAAGTTCAGTATTGGTAAATGTAGACACTCCAATCTGTACTGCGGATATAGGTTTACCTAATACAGATCCAACTACGATATTAGCTCCGCTACCATTAGTTCCAAAGTTGTCCAACTCTAAAACATCGTCTACTTTGTATCCATCACCTCTAGAGAAGATCGTTACAGAAGAAATACCAGAACTCTTAGTTTTGCGAACTGCAAATTCTTGTTTTAGAGAATCTTCGACATCATCAATCAATTCATAATCAGAATTACCATATGAGAGATAATATGGAGCGACGTTTCTCGTAAGATCTCTAGATGCAATATCTACATCTTGGTTAAAGAAGGTTACAAAGTTTTCTTCAATAGGAGTGTCTTTAAATGATCCACCAAGCAAATATGGGAATTTTGGTTTTGCAACACCACTAGAATCAACATCTACGCTATAAAAATAAGCATACACTCCATCTGGATACTGTGGAGTCACACAATATCGTCCACCATGTATGTCTAAGTCGCCTGAGTTGTCGAAAACGTAATCATTGACAAAATATCCAAAAGCGAAGCCAGGAGGTCTCAGACCCGATCTCAGAGTGGTGTCAAGAATATATCCTGATCGTAATCGTTGGATGGCGCCTCCAGTCGGAGTCTGATATCCGTAAGGACCGTAAATTGGATTGCCATCGTAAGCAAAACCGAGAATAGGTGAGTGGAAAGCATTGGGAGTCTCTAAATTACCAGAATCGATGTTATCTCCAAGTTGGAATCTAAGTTTTTGTGGAGGGAAGATACCAACTGTCTGTAATTGATACTCAGGGTTTGTACTTGGTTTAGTAAGTAAGGAATCTTCGTCCTTAATTATAGCATCGTTCTTTTGAACTTGGTTTATCTTCCATTCGCGGACATCTGCTATGAATTTAGCACTTTTACCTCTGTTTTGGAGATCTAGAGTTGTATCACTTGAACCATACCCAATACCGCCATCAAGAATACTTACACCAGTGATTTTACCACCAGACACTATGGGTTTGATGTCTGCAAAGTTACCAGTGGGACTAAAGATGTTAATATCCGAATCTTCACGGTATCCTTTACCAGAAGCAAGTATCTGAACGTCTACAATCGATCCATCAATGATAATTGGTTTTAATAGAGCATTAAAAACAACAGTGGATATACCAACATCGGGTCTTCTGTGGAAATCCATGATATTGGTGCAACCATATCCAATTCCACCTTCTTCCAAGTAAACACTTTCAACACTTCCCAAAACCAAAGGATCAAGCTCAGGTTTGATGATAGTTGTGCTACCAATAGCAGATAAACTTTCTACATTTACTGTTATAGGTGGATATTTGATTGTGTGTTTACCATTTCCAAATCCGCTAATTACAACTGTCTTATTTTTGTTGTAATTCGTTAAATCTCTTTGTGATGAAACTCCAACATCACATAATCTAAATCTATTGCTATCAATTTCTCTAACAGCGTACTGTGTAGTCGTAGAAAGACCATTTGCAATTACTCCGTCTACAGAATACTCTACAATTTCACCATCACGGAAATTATGATTAAATGCAAGTATGTAATCATCAGATGTGCTAATACCTGATTGAATATCACCCTCTGTTGGTCTGCCTGGAACTATGACCTTTTTATTTGAATAACCAGAGCCAGGATTCTTGACATAAATCTTAGTTATCGTATTTTTAGCATTAAGTGAGGTGAACTTATGGAAACCGAAACTTATATTTCCAATATTAACAGTATTGATACCAGCCTTAGCATCTTCGGTTGTATTATGTAACTTGATTGTCTTCTCATTGATTACACCAGCAAAATAAGTTGACCCATCAACAATATTGACAATAGGAGTATTACCCCTAGAGTCGTATACGATGGCTTCACCCACTTCAAAGTTATGTCTCTCTGGGAAGGTAACACTTTCATCAAATGTGTCAACAGCTGTGCCATCTGCTTTGAAGTTTGCAACAATCTTACCTCTAACTAGATTAGACTCAAGGACGGCACCAGTTCCGTTACCACCACTAACAGTAATCTTGGGTTTTTCCTGATATCCGATGCCAGGAGTAACCAATTTAACTTCTCTGAATGATCCAGATATGTTAGCATGAGCAACAGCACCACTACCCTGTTGATCGTTAATGATGAGTGGAGGTCCTGTGATGACATCATAATTTTGGCCTGGATTTGTTACTTTTATCTCTGTGATGTCACCGTGAAATATCTGTTCATCAAAAACAGTTGGTGGGAACAGTTCCACACCGTTTGCTAACAATCCTACAGCTCTGTTATTGACTTCTCTTTTATTCGGATCATCAAATAGATTTCTCTGTTTATAGTTAGAATACTTTCTTAATATTTTTTGGTTTTTAAGTGTTTTGTTTTCCCATCCTGACTTGTAGATGTACTGACCAAGAGTTCCTATTCTAGCTGCAATATATTTCTTAGCAAATACATCAGAACCACTGAATGAAAGATAAAACTCAGTTTGGTTGATTACAGTTACAAAGTAGATACCAGTGCTGATACCACTATTGGTGGTATTGTCCCAGTAAATCTTATCTCCAGTTACATAGTTGTGATTTAAAGTACTTACAGTGGAAGCATTAGGATCAAAGGCAGGGTCAAACGATCTAATGGTGTAAGTAAACCCACCACCTAGTATTGGTGTCCCAAAACCGTCTCTGGCCTCCACTGTGTCAGTTTTTACAAAGACCTTATTATCAGTTGCGAAGATTGGATAGTTTGGAAGACCAGATGAGGTGACATAGAAGAATTCTTCGTTTTTATCTAAGTAACTATTTTGAATACCAACTGGAAATTGATCTACACCAGCAAAGTAATCTGAATTATGCTTAGCCTTAGTAACAGTCTTAGTAATGACTGTTGGGTTAGAAGGAATTGATGTTTGTGTTTGTACAACAATGGTATTTGCGTAAATCTTAGAAAGATTGGTAGCATCATACTCAATACCTTTAACTACGACGGTAGCTTTATCTCCAAATTGATTTTTGATGATTAGTTCTTCATCAATGTAGAAAATAATTGAATCAAAAAGATTAATTCGGTAAGTATTAACGTTTACCTGATTGATGTCAGATATATTATGACTAGATGGTATATTATAGATCCAGTTGTTGAATTGAGGTCTATCGCCTAAGTCTCTACCAAAAGAAAGAAGCTTGAGACTATCATCAACTTGCATATTTGTAGAATCAGATGTATCTACATCGTCAATTACGTTTACAAGTCTGAATTCTATTAGAGATGTTTGACCAAAACCAGCATAAGCATATGCAAGTTTATTTTCAAGTATATCTGCACCAAAAACCAAAGAAGTGGTAATACCGCTAGTGTTTAAAAACTGGTTTACTGTTTTATCTGTGTATGAGATGGTAAGTAGGTTGTCGCCTGTTCTAGGTCTTACCAATAGCGTTCCACTTTGACCAAATCCAACTGTAGAGTCAACAACTATACTTGTTGCACCCTCAGATGTTTCTTCTAGAGCTTTTGTTTTACCAGGCACTTGAAAAGTACCATCAAATGATGTTGAGTCAAGAGACATCTCATAGAAATCAACATTATTGATTGGTCTATACTCAACATTGTATATTGAAGCACTTACAGTACCGATACCAGCAACATTCTGATACAGGAAGTTACCAATAGACTCTAGAGGTTCTCCTCCAAACAAGTTTTCAAGAAGAACGTGTTTAGTTTGGAAATATACGTTTGCAGAAGGTACGATTGTTTTTTCAATCGGTTTTAAAAGCTCAATATCTTCCCCATAAAGAAGTTTGAAGAGAATCTGATATGAAGAGTCAGTTCCCTTAGACATGTAAAAGTCTTTTGCCCTAGTTAGAACGTTTGTGACAGATGTTCCGCTTATAAAACTTCTATTCTCAAAGCCAGGTAAAAATTCTGTTTTAAATTTTGTAAAAAACTCTTGTAGAAAAAGATTACTTAAGTTAGTTACTGTTGTACCGACTAAATGTTGATCAGCACTAGTTATTTGGAAATTTAAAAACTCAGCATCGTCATCTTTTGATATTTGATCGATGCCACTGAATCCTCTTGCACAATCAATGAAGGATGTGTCAGTTTTAGTTTTATATGTTATTATCTCATTATCAATCTTCAATAAACCATAGGTGTCTGGCCACCCAACAGTTGATTCTACATTTATTGTTGTCTGACCAGCGAAAACGTCATCAGAAAGAGTCGTTGACGTAGTTAGAGTCTCTGCATTGAAAGCACCTACCTTTCGATACTCAGGAAGGTTATTTGCTAAGTCAACTGCACCAGACTTATGTTCTAGTGATTCGTAATATTGATTTAAAAAGCTCGCAAAAAGAGGGGATTCCTGATTTATAAATTCTGGAATCTGAGATTCTATGACATGAGAGATTTTTACTCTTTTAATATCTGTCATTTACCTTGTGTAGATTGATTCGCTAGCGTAACTAGATGTTGTGACGTAAGAAGTAGCAGATGTGTTCTCACCAGAAGATATAACATCAGGGAGAGCATTGACTGTACTGTTCGTAACGTCTAATTGAAGGTACAAGTCTTTAAGTGCAATAATATCATTAGAATCAGGTATTGCTTCTACTTGAATTAGACCACTTGCTAAAGTAGACCCTGATATATTTACCACATCCAAATTAATCTCTCCGTGTTTGTAATCCACAGTCCCTGCATCGTTCTTAACAATTAGAGGAAGGTTATTAACAAGTTTGAAAAAGACAATCTTACCAAAATTAGTTCCAGCTGTGGGAATGTCGCCAAGATAGACAGTTCCGTCTATACCATCAACTCCAAATCCTGTGGAACGTATTCCATATCCATTTGGTTGGTCGTAAAAAGCATTTCCATAGCAAAGTTCATAAGTTGCAAAGGTATTGAACTCAGGAATAAGATCCCTTCTCATTTTTACCTTTGTAATGTTAGAAGTAACACCTCTTGCAGAAGCATCAATCAATCCAACAACTTTAGAATACTTAAATCTACCTCCGAAGTCATTAATATCCGTTGATCTGGAATATGTGGTCAATGCCTTGGTTACAGATGTAAGTAATTCGGTTGTATCTGAAACTGAGTTACTGTTATAGTAAACAGAAGTATCTACTTCAACATAGAGATACTTAAGATCGATAATTTCTGGTTTGATACCAGCAATCGAATATTGTTTGAGTTGCCTAGAGATATCATCCTTTGTAATCTGTGAAAGGAAAGAACCATTTCGAGGTTTTATCGAAATAAAGACTTTTCCAAACTCAGGAGGATCTAACTCCTCTCCACCGTAGGCGGTCACAGATTCAACGTTAGGATACACGAATGGAATTATACCAGAATAGTCACTTGCCGTTACTGCACGGTATTGTGAGGAGTATATACGAGGTGCAAGGTATTTGACTGAACTGATCTCTTCAATATCATCTCCCATTGAAGCTTTGTTCTTAGTTTGGAGTACTGAAATACCTGTTGTTACTGATAATGACTGATCATCTTCTAAAATACCAATAAATGAGAAATTTTTAGCATCATTTCCAGCTCTTCCGTTTGAAACAATATAAGTTACATTAACAATCGCTCCAGAAGGCGGTTTTTTACCTAAAATTCCATCTCCAAATAAAATTTCATAGTGTTCATCTTCAATTTCTTGAATTAAGAACAATTTAGACTCAGCATCTACTCTTAAAATGTTATCATATAGCGTATAGATCTCAGATGTAGTAGAAGTGACTGTTACACGGATGGAAGTTGTGTCAATATTTGCATTTGGAAGAATAAATCTTTGATTTGGTTGAGAATAATCAATCTGAAAACTTTTTTGAAGGTAAACTCCTTCGTAAATGTTTAAATTATCAAAAACAGCAACGTTGTTATCGCCAGTTGTAGCAACAAAGTCATCTGGAATGGAAAAAATGTAAGATCCACCGACTTGATTACCCAATGCAACCTGTCCAGCCTTCAAAGTTAAGATTCTTGTGTCGTTAGTTCCCAAGTCAACACTAAAATTGATGGTTGCCATTGCAGATCTGGCAGATCTTGGTACATAACCTATGTTTCTAGCAAGTGAAACCACGTTTTCACGCAAAGTTGCACTGTCGAGGAAACATTCGTTAACTGCCATGTTGGTATTGTAAGCAGTTATGTAAGTGTTATACGCTAAAAGGTCAATTAAGGTCGAAAAGTTCGATCCTTCAAAGTCAAAATCAGCGAAATCACTGTTTACACGAAGGTAATCTTTAATTTGTGCTCTTAGAGCACCAAAATCTAAGTTTGTAAACTGGTTAAAAGACATTATATTCTAGTTGATTGTAGGATGAAGTCTATATTTTGTCGTGGAGCAGTAATTCCAACTATATCGTATCTGATTTCTATAATTAAAGAGTTACTATCCACTGGATATACTACTTTTACAGCAATATTTGCAACTCTAGGTTCAAAGTTATCTAATAAAAGAACAATATCATCCTCTAATTCCATAGCTGCATCACTTCCAGCTACTTCAAACATCTGATCTTCAATCCTACTTCCCAAAAGTGGGTTGTAAAATCTCTCTCCGACCCTTGTTCTTACCAAATTCATTACAGAACGCTTGATTGCGTCCTCATCAACGAGAATAGCTATGTCTGATGTCACAGGATGCCGTGAAAAAGAGAGGCTAATGTCTCTAAATCCTTTACTTGATTTTATACTCTCGTCGATACTAGCCATTATTCACTTAGATTTTGTTTTCTTTTCTTGTCATTAGCGTCATCACCCACAACTTCACGCAAAATTGTGTCATCTTCTTCTGGTTTTTCTATAAAACCATCTTTAAAACCGCCAAATGGAGTGTTCTTTAGCTTCATTTTAGACAATATTATTATCATTATGTATTTAGACACAAAAAAAGACCCTTTTGAAGGGTCTTGAAACTAATTTTTGTGTATTTTTAACCAGCTGCTAGTGGTGATTGCTTATTATTGCTATTCGCAGCAGCTTTTTTTCTTGCCTGAGCACTTACATCATACTGTCCTACTGTCTTTCCACCACCAAACCCAGCAGTTACTACGTTATGGGGAGCTTTTGTTGGATCTGAATCTGCCATTTACTTACCTTTTTCTTTTTATTTATCAATTTGAGCTCGTAATCGATCTGGAGAAATACCTTCTTCAAGGTAAAAGTTCAATCTTGCTCTTGCCTGTTCCTTATCTAGACCCACATCTCTCTTAGGATCGTTGACACACCAGCCTGATGTGCCTAATTCTACGACCCTGTATCTTACTTCACCGTCTGCCATTATATAATCCTTGTTTTTTCATGTCCAACACGGATTTTAGGATCACACCAGATCTCCATACCCGCTTCTTTTGCATCTAAACAGAAAGATACGTCTTCTCCGCACATATCTTGGACTTCTCCTGAGTCAAAAACTTGCATTTTTGGTGCAAACCAAGGATATTTCATCTCTTTGTG